GTTTTTCCTAGACACTCCATATAACACCTTTCGGCCTGTTCAGCTATTACACCTTCACCTGCCATAAGGGCAAACCGCTCGAGAACCCTTCTGTCCTTCTGTCCAATTTGAATCTGAGGATAATAGTGAGTACCATTCTTGCGTCTACTTGTAGAGCCTTCCCCGTCAAAGAATCCGGCAGCCCAAGCTTCTTCACACACTGTAAGCCTCGAGACTGCCCCAGCGAGTACCGACCTTCATGTCCACAGGAGTGGGGCATTCAGCTGCGAACGGGGTGGCTTCCATTACTTGTTTGACCGTCTGAGCAACCTCCGCCAGATACGCCTTCTTGACTTCGAAGATGATACTGTCGTGGACGGTAATGATCGGTGACGCTCTGCCTCGGAGAATAGGTGTGAGCTGGATGAGGGAACTGAGAGTGAGGTCGGACGCGGTAGACTGGAGCGGGAAGTTGTATCCTTCCTTCTTGATGCTTTCCCAGTTGTCTCTCGTGACAAGCCAGAATCGCCTCTTCCTTCCGAAGTAGGATTCAAGGTATCCCTTCTCTCGGATCTGACGCTCTAGGTCTTTCTGGTATTCCTTCACTAGTGGCATCTGCTTGAAGAAAGCGTTCTTCAAGGCGCGTGCTTCACTAAGAGGCATGTGCCACTCTTCAGCTAGGGAGTATTCCATTCGTCCGTAGAGGAGTCCAAAGTTGACGGCCTTAGCACGGAGATATTGTTGGTCAGTCCAAGTTGCACCATAAAACGCTCTAGCAACTTCCTTGTGGAACTGACGTCCTGCTCGAAACTGGTCGAGGAGCCAGGGGTCTCCTGATAGGATGGCGGCGAGACGAAACTCGATTTGACTATAGTCAGCACTAAGCAGGACGTTTTCTTCTGCGCAGGTAAATATGTCCCTAATAGTCGAGCCAGACGGGATGTTTTGCAAGTTTGGACGTCTACACGATAGGCGACCTGTTTCTGTTCCATGAAGTAAGAAAGTCGGATGGAGACGAGAGCGGACGACAGAGCGTCCAAGTCCGACGACGTAAGTGGATAAGAGTTTTGCATCGGTACGATAATTGAGAAGGCGTCCTGCGAACTCACCTGCCTCACCACCTTCCTTGACTAGTTTCCCTAGGTTCTCTTTGTCTGTCGATGGTACGGGCTTCCCTAGGTCTGCGAGGGCGGCTTTAACTTGGATAGGACTACGTGGATTGTCAACCCATCGGGATAGCTCTTCTTCAAGTCCTCCCAGATGAGAACGCAGTTCTGAATCAAGGCTACTGAGTCTTGCGACGTCAACTCGGGTACCATTGTATTCTGCCCTAGCGAGACTGTTACTTCCTGGGATGAGCAGCTCACGATAAGGTCGTACGACTCCGTCACTCTCTACCTCTTTCCATAGGGGCTCTATCAGACGACGAGTAACGTCAGCATCAGCAGCGTTATACTGATACAGAATATCAGTAGGGAGCAGAGCAAGCGAAGCGCCCTTTCGCGGAAGGTACTGTTTGGCGTCGGTTTTGTATTTAGGAGCTCCCAATACTTCGACGGCAAGCTGTTCGAGATCATGTGTACCCTTCCTCTCGTCCGTTGCGTAATGCATTAGCATTGTGTCTTCGTCAACGCGTGCGTGCTGGATGCCAGCTCCCCACAGGAACTGGATGTCGAACTTACCGTTCTGCATAGCCCATCTGATGCCCTCTCGCTGGAATGCGTTGTCCAATGCGAGTCGGAACATAGGGTCATCAACGACGCGTTTCGTGTACACAACTGCCTTGGCGAACCTATGGGATATTCCGATACATAGGAAGTCTGGTCTGCGGGCATCTAGTCGACGCATGTCGTCAACTGCAATCTCGATGTCAAGAGAAACTAGTCCGTCACAATTGTCCAGTTGCTCCCACAACTTGTGAATGGCTGTTGAGGTGATGTCTTGGACATCGACCTGAGTGTACTCCCAATCCACTTTGGCAACCTTGGCAACCTTACTGACATCTGAAACGATAGAGGGGAGCATGTCAGGGGATCGTAAAGCTGCTGCAGGATGGAAGGTGGGATAGATTTGAACTCCAGTGAAATAAGGCGAAGGGTTCTGTTCTGTACGAAGTGTAGTGATGCCAGTTCTTGTATTGAGGATTGTCTTGGCGGCAGTGTTCCCAAGTGCCAGGATCTTCTTTGGCTCCCGCTGGCGAACTTCATTAAGAAGACGCGGTAGGCAAGCTTTGATTGCTTCATTGGTAGGGGTAGCATTGCTCGGTGGTCTGCAAAGGCATACATTGGTGACGTAGATTTCGTCTCGAACAATGTCCGAGTGTTGAAGTACTCGGTCCAGTAGTTTTCCTGACGCTCCCGTGAAGGGCGTTCCACTACTAACCTCTTGTGCACCTGGTGCCTCCCCTACGATAACGATGTCCGCCTTATCAGGTCCCTTGCCTGTGGCGTACTTCTCATCCCGTAGGGGGCATTCATCACACTTAGCACCCTGTGCCATGAGGTCTGTCTTATCGATTGAACTCAAGGATTTGTGCCTCCTTGTTCCCCTCCGCCCACGCCTTGAAGACGGATACGTTATGGTTGGAGATGATGGGGAACGGGTCATTACCTAGACTCATGTTCATTGCAGGTAGGCAATCTCTGACGTCAGCTAGCAGTCCTAGTTCAGGATGAAGGACGATTCCATTAGTACCAAACCTCACAGGGGCCTTGGTGTCAACTCCGCGGAGCCAGGTATGCTTAGTCAGGTCTTTGATTTCAAGAGGATTGCCTGTCGTACCTAGTAGGTGGTATTCATGATGGTCACTGTGTTGAAGGTTCAGGCTCTCACAGATGGCAGGCCGATACTTGCCGAGGAACTTAGGGATGCCGATGACGTCTACTTTATGTTCCTCGTCCAGTTCACTTACCAACCGTGTGTGAGAATTCATCCAGTTGTCTGGGTCCATGCTACCATACCACTGAGGCACAGCTTGTAGCTTGACATCTGGAAAGCTATGTCTGACTATTGGAGCTGCGTTGTGAGCTGCTAGGAATGTCTTCTTCGGGTCTTGTGGGTAGTCGGGCAGGATAAGTTCTTGTGCTCCAGTACGGGCAATAGCCTTGATGAGTTCCTCTACCGGCATTGGGTATCCTAGTTCGATGACTGAGTTGTCCATGATGACGTAGTCGCCTTCTTCTACTGCCTCACGGTAGAAGTCGCAGTAGTCAATGTCTGTTAGTACCAGATGTGCCAGAGCTAGGTGGTAAGTGCTCTGGCTACTGTACCTCCTCAGTAGAGGCGTCGGACTGATAATGGCTGCTTTCAAGTCGGGCAATCTCCCTTCGAATATACCACTCGGCCTTCTTCAGGTCGACGATTTGACCTTCCTTCAGTCCAGCTCGCCACATGTACTTGATAGCGTTCCCGACGTTGAAGTTGAAGTGTTCAACGATGTCGATACATTCAACACCACTAGGATGCTGGTTGTAGTGTGGTGGATGGTTGACCGTCTCTTCGATAGGGTCTGGTTGGTATTGTGGTGGGTTGGCCATTTGGTACATGAGCTCCTCCGTGTGATGAGTGAATGAACCTCGGATAGGACCGCTGTCAATAATTATTGGGTCGGGAGATGAGGGAGAAGAACTCATTCCTTGCTTCCTTTCGGGGGTCGAAGAATACGCCATAGAGCGCAGACGTTGTAGTAAGGTGCCCTGCGGTCTCAGAGCCGCGCATTGCCATACAGAG